TGCTTGCCGGTGCCGTCGTCGAGACGGCCGCCGGTCGTGTCCATGCCCTGCCACGGCTGGCCGGCAGGGCGCGTCGGGATCGGGGTCCACTTCGTCACGGCAGCCACCCCAAGCCGTTCAGCTGATCGACGCGCAGGAGCGGCATGCCGATGCCGGGGCCGAACTGCGTGATGTCGCGCACGACTTCAGGCTCGTTGGTCGCGCCGCGCATCTGCTCGCGCACGAGGCTCGCCAGCTTCGCCTGGAAGACGCGCGACGTCGCCGCGTTGTTCTCGGCGTCGGTGTCGAGGATCATCGCGTGCGCCGCGGCGCCCCAAACCAGCACGTCGATGTGCTCCTGCGGGATGTAGGGGATCTGCTGCGAAGGCACCGTCGGTCGAACGCGACGCGCGTAGTATTCGACCTGGATGTAGGGATCGGCGAGCAGCGAGACTTCGTTCGGGACTCCGTTGGGGAACTGCGTCGACTGCGAGTTGTTCTGCGTCGCCGTCGACGGCGTCGGGAACACGAGGATCTGCTTCTGGTTGTTGACCGACTCGCCCTGGTCGATCCACACGCGCGGCGGGCCGCTCGAGCCGCTGACCGAGCCGACGCGGGAGCGGAAGAACTTCGACTCGACGCGCGACAGCGCGGGGCCGCTGTAGTTGCCGGGACGGATGACGTCGATGATGCCGCAGTCGGCCGGCAGCTCGTAGACCGCGATGCCGTTCTGCAGATAGATCGAGCTCGAGCGCCACAGCCAACGCCAGAAGCCGACCGCTCGCATGATCTCGGCCTCCGCGTCGCACACGAAGCCGAGGTAGGTCGCCATCTTCGTCTGCCCCGACGTCGTCGCCGTGTATTTGGCGTCGCCGTTCTTCTCGACGAGCGCGATCACTCGCTTCGTCACCTCGTCGTAGGTGTAGAAGTTGTCCGGCTGCGGCATCGTCGGCTTGACGAAGTCCTTCGCCGTCTGCACAGCGAAGAGGCTGCAGCGCATGAGCGGCGTGCCAACGAGGTCGTAGGGACTGACGCCGGCCGGCTGCACGTTGTCGAGCGCCGAGAGGAACTCGAAGCCGGGAACACCGATGATGCTCCACAGCGGGTCCTGCTTGTCGACGAACTGCAAGACCGGCGTGTTGAGGTGTCGGTCGTTGAGGAAGGCCTCGAGCACCACCTCGGACTCACCGCGGCGAATGCGAAGCCGCATGTCCTGCCAGAAGCCCTGATAGGGCATCGGCCCCGACGGAACGGTAGTGGCGGTCGGCGTCATCCAGCCAGGCTGCAGGTTCAGGTCGGCCGCCTGCAGCGTGATGCTCGCGAGCACCGTCGCGCCGTCCGGCTCCATGCTCGACGGCCGCGAGAGGTTCGGCGCGCGCCGCGTCGGCGAGAACTTGATGAGCTTGAGGATCGGCGCCGAGCGATCGAGCGGACACGTCACACGAAGTCCGTAGCCCTGGTCGTAGCACGACGGGTCCTCGTCGCCGTGCAGATCGACGATCAGCGGGTCCTTCGTCATGCGCGCGAGCAGCGTGAACGACGGGTCGCCGTTGATGCCGACGACGGTCGTGACCTGGTCGAGGTCGCGCGCCCACACGCCGCGGATCACGGCGTCGGCGTTGTCCATCGCGGACGCCGTGAAGAGCACCTGCGTCTTCTCGCGCGTCGGCAGGTAAGTCTCCGGGCTCGTGCCGGAGAGTCCGACCGGGATCACCGCTTCGTCGCTGATCGAAACCAGACCGCACGCGATCGTGTAGTTGGCGCCGATCGGCCCGTCCTCGCGGTCGAACTTGTCCTGCCACGTTGCGGTCATCAGCCCACCTTGAAGTCTTTGTGTCGATCGACGTTCTTCGGGTCCTGCCAGTATTGCTTGTCCTTCGTCTCGCGGATCTTGCCGTGGTAGAGCTCGGCAGGGATCGCGTGCGTCTGCTTGACCGAACCCTTGTTGCCGCCATCGCGCAGCTGCTCTCGACGCTGCTTGACTCCCTCGGCGATCTTCGCCTCTCGCTTGTCGGCGTCACCCCTCGAGCCAGGGACGTAGACGCGCTTCTCGCGCGGGATCACGTTGTGGTCGCGGCATCCGCTGGTGTCGAACTGGACGGTTGCGAAGTCGGCGGCGAAGTCTCGCTGCTTGGTGCCGCCACAGGCGCAGGCGAAGGTGGCTTCGCACTCTTCGACGGGTCGCCGTTGGAGTTCTGAATCACCACAGGCTTCGCACTTGAAGGTGTAGTTCGGCATGGCTTGGCACCGACGGCACGCGCCGGTTTGGCGCACTTCCTTCAACCCCCCTTGGAGGTGAAGACCTTGGTCTCTCGATGATGGCAGAGCGTGCAGGCCAGGATCAGCGTCTTCTTAGTCTTCGTGACCAAGATCGCGCCGCCGCAGTGCCTGCACGCTCTGCCTGACATCAAGCCACATGCGGCCAAGTGCGCCGCTTGACGATGTTCTGCACAGCTCCCTGCGACACGTCGAATGCTCGAGCGGTATCCCTACTGCTCATCACACCAATCGCTCGCACCTTGCGAATCCAAACAACGTCATCCTCGGAAAGGATGGCTCGATTCGTTTTCTCGCCCCACGGCGATCGCTCTCGCAGTCGCCGGTCGTTGTGGTTGTCCTGCGCGGTTCCCAACCGAAGGTGGTCGATGTTGACGCAAGACGGATTGTCGCACGAGTGAAGCACCATGAGGCCTTTGGCGATGCTGCCAAAGGCCTCACACCACGCCAGCCGATGCGCTCGCCACTGACGGCCATCTTTCCAGACAAGGCCGTAGCCGTCGTCATCGAATCGGCCAACGTGGTTGATGCACTCGCTCATGGATCAGGGGCAGCCGGCAACTCCGGTGCACAAGCTATCAATGTAGCCGATGGCGTTCGGGGCGAGCACCTCGAGCGTGCCCTCCCACTCCATCATGCCCTTCGTGCTCGAGCCGATCTTCGCCAGCTCGACCGCCAGGACGGGACGGAGCACGGCGACGCGGATCTTGTTGGACTCCGCGGTCGCGATGCGATCGTTCGCCTGGTAGCGGTGCAGGAAGACCCGCTGCGTCCCGAAGTCGCTCTGGTAGAAGTCGACCGTGTTGATGACGGTGCGCTCCGCGACGTTGATGTTGTAGCGGACCTGGCTGTTCGGGTTCAGCACGAGGTTCGAGATCGACCGCTTCTGCGCGGCGTTGACCCACAGCGTGTCGGTCATCGCGCCCTTCTCCCACATCGCTTCGAGGTGCGCGTTGAGCACGCACTCGTCGATGCAGTTCACGGGGCTCGAGCCGGCGACGGTGGTGACGGTGCCCATCTCCTCTTCGGAGAGACCGAGCGTCGTCACGCACGTCGGGTCCTGGGCGGCGGCGAAGGCGTAGAAGCCGTCCATCTTGCGCGGCAGCACGCCGATCGAGTTGCCCTGCGCCGTCTGGAACTGGCGCTGGCTGTGCACGATCGCGAACTCGATGAAGCGAGCGAGCTCCATCGCCGCCTTGCGCATCTGGTAGACGTATTCGTCGCGGATGCCGGCGGTGTTGACGTCACGCTGCGTGTCCGACACGTCGAACGTGCGGCGGATGATGTGCGTGAGGTTGCAGAGCCGCTTGCGCGGCACGAGGGGATCGAAGGTCGCATCCGAGCCTTCGGCCACGGCCTGCACGTCGGCGTTGCCAACGTCCGGATCGCCGAAGTCGGCGAGGATGTCGACGAGCCACTCGTGGGTCGTGTTGCTGGCGGGAACCTTCTCGAGGTTGGACAGCATCAGCGTGTCCATCGGCGAGATGTTCGTGATGACGTCGAGGAGATCCTCGCGGTTGCCGCGTTCGACGTCGAACGTGGAGAGGATGGCGGTGTCGCCAACGAAGCTGCTCATGAGGTCGTGGTCCTGAAGTCGCTGTTGGACCGCCGACCTCCGGCGCCGTCACCGCCGACCGGGCAAGCGGCCCTGCAGCTTCTTCGCGATGTAGGCGTCCATCGCCCGGCCGGCGATGCGCCGGTCGTTCGGGTCGGTGGAAGCTGCCAGTCGGAAGGCCCGCTCCCGTTCCTCGGCGACTTCCTGTTCGGGAGTCTTCTGCTGAGGAGGCGGGGCCGGGACGTAGCGCGGGGCTGCGGACACGGTCTGCGGAACTGCGATCGGAGGGACGGCGGGCGCACGCCCCGACCGACTTGGAGCCAGCTCTTCGGGTTCCGCAACGGCGCGGAACGCCTGCTCGATTGTGCAGCGCGGGTTCTGCTGTCGGAACATCTCGATCAGCGGACCGTGCACCTCTGCAGAGAAGGCCGGATACTTCGCGGCGACGGCGATGAGTTCGGACTCGATCGCTTGTGACGTCACACGCTGGATCACCGGCTGCATCGTCTGCATGACGCGCTGTTCGATTCGCGCGGCCGACTCGTCGATCGCGGCCTGCTGCAGCACCTGCGAGCGGGTTTCCGGATCGAGCGAGTCGAGGTTCTGGCTGACCACCTGGTTGAAGCGGGCCTCGATCGCCTGCAGACGAGCGTTCGTCTGCGCTTGCGTCTCCTCGAGCTGCTTGCTTCGAGCGAGAGCCTGCTGCAACTCCTGGTCTTTCTGACGGAGGGTGTTCGTGAGTTCGCTGAACCGACGCTGTGCGTTCGGCGAGAGCTGGTTCTGGTCCTGCGGCTGCTGGTGGCCGTTCGCGGCGCCGTTTTGCTCGTGCTGTTCCTGCGGCGGAGACAGGTCGTCCTGCGTCTGCAGCTGCGCGGTGGCGCGTGCTTGCGCCGCCGCTCGTTGCCGTTCGATCGCCTGACGTGCGTAGCTGCCTTCGGGAGGGAGCGGGGGAGCGGGCTGTCCGTTGGGGCCGACCGGCACGCTTCGCGGTTGGATCTCCGGGCGAGAGTCGATCTGCCGACGGTCGGCGAGGTTTCGATTCTGCTGGTTGATCTGTCCCTTGAGAGCGAGCGCCGCAGAGTCGGTGCGTGCTGAGAAGTTGGAAGGGGTGGTCATCGGTTGTTCGGCGTGAGCGACTTCGCCTCGTCTTCAGCTCGTGCGGCGCACGACTCCGCGATTCGTGCCAATGGCGCAGCCGATACAAGGCCTCGGCGGCTGGGCCTCGTCGATCAGTAGGACTCGGGCATGCCCGCGCCGGTCGTCACCGGGGCGAGGTTGGGGTCCTGATACTTGTAGTTCGGACCGCCGGCGCTGTTGTGCGGCGAACGGGTCTTGCTGCCCATCGCGCCCATCGTCTGGCTCGCCTGCATCGAACGGTCGAGGGGGAGTGCCTGGTCGCCGGTCTTCGCCTGCGCGCCGCCGGCACCTTCGGTGTTCTTGCTCATGGTTTCGTCTCCGGAGTTGGTTTGAAGGATCGCTCGATCTCGCGGAACCGATCTTCCGCTTCCTTGACCGCGTTGGCAAGGGCTTCTCGGTTCTGCCTCGCGTTGCTCATCAGGGACAGGATCGCACGCAGTTCCTGGCAGCGACCTTGCAGCACGGCAGCCGGCCGGTCCTCCCTCGCGGAGAGCAGCTCGATCGTGCGGTGCTTCAGCATGTCCTCGAACGTGGCGAAGATCGCCTTGTGCGCGCTGCTGTTCTCGCCCTGCAACACGGCGTCGCAGAGCTTGATCGCCGCCTGCATGTTCGCGAGGAAGTCGGCGTGATCCTGTCGCGTGCGACGCTCGACCTCTCGAACGTCCTCGAAGCCGCCGGCCCAATCCTGCGCGTTCGGTCGTTGCTGGTTCACTGTGCACCACCGTTCGGAGCGTTGCGCATCGCCTCGCTCTTCACTTCCTTGTTCTCACCGCCGCCCTCGTTCTCGTCGGCACGCACCTTCGGCGAGTCCGGTTCCTGTCCCGGCTCCGCCGCTCCGTCGGGGCCGACGCCGCCTTCACCGCCGGTGCTGATGCCCTGCGCGTTCGCGGCCTGCTGCATCTCCATGAGCATCTTCTCCTGCTGCTCCTGCAGGAGCGCCAGCTTGCGCAGGTGGTCGGCGATGTGCGCGCGCGCCTTCGCGGCCGTGCCGGGATCGCGGCGCTCGAGCTCGACGAACCGCTCGGTGACGATCTCCTCCTGGTGAGCGAGCGCGTGCCGCATGTCGTTGTCGTCGGGACGACGCGGCGGCACGTTGCCGTGATACCACATCTCCTGCTCTTCGATCGCGGTCAAGAGCTTCGAGTCCTCCGGCGGCAGCGAGACGAACTCGTCCACGTTGCGGATGTCGAAGCCTTGCTCCATCACGTAGGCAGCGAGCTTGAGCGTCTTGATCGCGTTCGGCCCATACATCTGATTGATGATCGGCGCGCGGTCGAGCAGGTTGAGCAGCTGCTGCACCTGCGTCTGCTTCGTCGTCAGGCGGAAGCCGGACAGCGGCTGCACGATGAACTGGCCGATCAGATCCTCGGGACGGATCGTGAAGCGATCGCGGAAGCGGACTCCCATCGGGCCGACGTCGCGAATCACCTTCTCGTGGTTGCAGAACTGCATGTTGTTCCATGCCATCTGCTCGAGCATCGGCGTCGTCACCTCGTTGTCGAAGTTCGTGATCGCGCCGCTCAGGCGCATGTTCGCTTCGTCGAGGTCGTTGTTGCTCTGCGTCGCCGTCTTCGACGCGCCGCTCATCGGGTCGTTCACGCCAATCACGGGCGCCGTGACGCCGGTGACCTCGCGCATCTCCGCCTCGAGCAGGTTCTCCGCCTTCAGCGGCGCGTCGGTGACGTCGGGGAACGCCAGCGGCACGATCGAGTTCTTCGGGTCCGGGCAGCGCACAACGAGGCCGGGCTGCGCGACGAGCTGACCGGGCGGGATGTTGCTCTGGTCACTGACCGCCCACATCGGGTTGCCGGACAGCTGCGCGCCGTTCAACGTGAGCGCGCGCTTCTTGTCCTTCTCGCGGCTCAGGCGCGCGATCATCTCGATCGGACCCATGCCGAAGAGTTCATCCTCGACGTCGATGTAGCGCCACACCTGGTAGGGCTTCTGCCCGTGCCAGAACGGATTCACGGTGACGCGCGCGATCAGTGCCTTCCCCTCGGGCTGCAGCATGACCACGTTGCACATGCGCGTCTCGTAGCTGTCGCCGTCCTTGCGGATCACCAGCGGGCCCCACCAGTCGATCACTTGGTAGTGCGGGACGTGCGGCGCCTGCACCGCGTTCCGGCCATCGAAGACGCCGTAGGCGTAGGCCTTCCGTTCCTTGAACTCGTCGGCGAAGTTGCCGTCGTCGCTGCCGGGATCGTCCTTCAGTGACTCGAGCCCGATCCAGTGACCGAGCTCGACCATCTGCTTCACCTTGTAGTCGGCCCACAGCGAGCGATCGCAGGCCCACTCCGCTTCCTGCACCGAGTTCGCTCCCGGCGGCGCGATGAAGTCGAAGATCGACACGGTGACGGCGTCGTTGCCATCGAACATCAACTCGCGCCGCTTCACGTCCTGCAGCTCGACCTTCGTCGTGCCAGGCGACTCTGGATTCGGCACGCGCCGAGCCTTGCGATACGCGCGCTCTGCAACCTCCTGCTTCCAGTAGGTCTTCTGCACCGCGGTCCCGTAGATGCAGCCACCGCGCACGAACCGGCTCGCCTTGCTGCGGTAGCGCATCGCGCGGAACTGATCGCGGCACACCGCTTCCTGCGCCTTCGATGCGACGTCGTCTTCCTCGCCGACGCCGTAGAGCTGGAACCACCGCTCCGAGCCGAAGATCGTCCGCATGATGCGCGGATGGATCGTCTCGACGATCTTCAGCGGTGTCGGCGAATGCACGTTCTGCCCGAACGCCGCGCTCGTGATCTCGCCGCGCCACAGCCGGTAGAGCACCAGCCACTTGTTGCGCAGGAACTCCATCGTGCCGAGCGTTTCCTTCAAGCACGACAGCACGGCCGTCTTCGCCTGCTCGGCCACGTAGGGATCGTTCGCGAGGTTCTCGAACCCGACCATCTCCTCGTAGAGGCGCGCGACCTTCGGCGGGTCCTGGTTGTCCTCGTAGCTCTCGTCGAGGTCGTAGCCGGTGTAGATCGGCGTCGTCCCCGCGAGCTTCTTCGCGGTGCCCATGCCGCGACCTGGGGCGGCATACGAGTTCACCCGCGTCATCGGCGGGTTCGTCGTGTTACCGAGCGTTGCGCGGTCGGCCACCGATCACCCTTCCTTGTGGCCGCTGTGGCCGCTTCGGCTGTGGCTCGGGCCGTCGAGCGACGTCAAGTTCGCGTCGGGCTTCGGGTCGACTTGCGACTTGGTCGGCATCTTGACGGTGCGCGACTGGTTCGTCTCTTCGATCGAGGGGAGGTTGGTCGCCGGCGGTTGCTTGTCGCGCATCGAAGTTCGCCTTCGGGAAGACGTCGTAGATCGGACCGCTGAAGCTCGGGTCGAGCAGCACTCGACCGGGGTGCATCTTGGCATACCACCGGCACCATGCAAGAGCACGCTCATGCTGGTAGATCGTCGTGCGCCTGGTGACCGGGTTGGTCCGGCCGAAGAAGTAGCCGATGCCGTTCTGCAGCGTGAAGCCGACGAGGTAGATCGGGTTCGCACCCATCAAGTGCGCCAGCTGAATCGCGAAGCACAGCGAGTTGCCGCCGTGATGGAAGTCCTCGCGGAGAGAGCGGGGCAGGAACGGCTCCATGATCGCGTATTCGACCTCGCCGCTCTTCTGGTTTCGCTTCGCCCCCTTCAGCTGACGGATGCCGATCTCGGAGAGACGTCGCTCCTTCCCGCCAACGATGCGCACTTGCCGTCCTCGAGCGACGGAGAAAACTCCGCCGCCGAAGATGCCGCGGTTCACCACGGCTGCGCAATCGGTGGAGCATCCAGCGAGGAGGCTTGACTCGGACTTCCAAACGTCCGAGTCAACGACAAGCCAGATGCTGGGCTCCACGGCTCGGAGCGTCCAGTTTGTTCCGATGACGATGTTGCCTTCAGCAGCTCGGAATCCTGGGGAGTCAACCAGTCCCCCTGCTCCCCCAAAGATGAAGCAACTACGTCCTGCACATGCTTGTTCAAGCCAGCTCGGATCAGAACCTCGAGAGCTCGGTGCCGGTAGGTGTGCCGCTTTGAAACCAGGACAGAGCATATGCGTCCGATCTCCTCTGCTTCGTTCGTGTGCTCGAGGTAGTAGCGAACCAGCTCGACGAAGCGTTCCTTCGTGGCTGCTCGAGGTGCCATCGGGAACATGCGTTCGAGTTCGCTGCGCGTATCGTCACTGACGACGAGCGTCCCGCACGCGAAGAACTCGAACGCTCGCGGATTGACGTGGCTCGCCGGAAGGTTGAAGTCGTTCCAGAAGCCGGTGCCTTCCTGCGCCGGCATCTTCGTGCACAGCTGCGCACCGTTCGGAATCGGCATGCTCGCCATGCGGCGCTGAATCCGCGTCGTGTAGCACTCCCTCGTGATGCCGGGGTGCCGGTGCACGTTGAGCCCGACGACGCAACCGGCGTAGTGCTTCGGATGGTCTTCGTGCCCGACCCATTCCTTCGAGCCCTTCGCAACCGGCCTTCCGCCCTTCGGCCAGTAGCGGACGTCGGCGCCTGGAACAGCAGCTTCGACAGCTCGCAGCCACGGCTCGCGCGGAATCAGTGTCGGGTTCCCGAGGAAGAACGCTGGCACGTTGCGCGCTTCGTAGCCGCGCCGCACGAACAGATCCTCGTCGGCGCACGGCGGGAGGTAGAAGACTCCGCCGCGGTGCGCAGCTGCTCGCGCCTGCTTGTGAGTCTCGAGCGTGCACCAGTCCATCGAGAACACGAAGTCGAACCTCGGCGAGTAGCGCGCGGTCTCGCCGACCTCGTATGGCTCGTCGCAGAGGTAGACGGCCGTCGGGATTCCTCGACGCCTGAACTTCGAGAGGAAGAACTCGTTCGACGCCGCCCGACCGTGGTGACACCAGATCAGATCCGGCTTGTGCGAAACGATCGCGTCGGCGAGCGCCGCTGCGTTCCCCTGCCCGCGCACGCTGTAGGGACCGCCGCCCATCGCGCGACGAAGCGACGAGATGTCGACGATGCTGACGTTGCAGTGCAGATCGCGGAAGCCCTTGATCCACCCACGACGCCAGTCGTCGGAGTAGATCAGGCCGGCGTCGTCCGCGATCACAATGCGCGGCGAACGGGTCTTCTCGATCACCCGCGTCATCGCCACTCGGCCAGCATCTGGTTCACGCGGCACGACGGGACCGCCCAGCAGTTCGCGCCGACGGTGCGCAGCTGGTCACGCACGGCCGTCGCCAGGTCGTCGCCGTCGAGGTCGAGCGCGGCGCCGCGAACGGTGCCCATCGACGTCCGCTGCAGCATGAAGAACTTCGACGGCACCGGCTGACGCCACTCCCACGGATGCGCGGCGCGCGTGTTCGCGGCCTCGTCGTCGGGAGCGAACGTCATCGCGCACATCGGCGCTCGGACCATCGGCAGCTGCATCTTGCCGAACCACTCGCGATCGACGATCCGGTGCGTCACCGGAAGGACGACGGTGTATTGGAAGTCGCTCGTTCGCAAGACCTCCATGACGATCCCGTTGTAGCCGAGCTTCGGATCGACGCAGGTGATGACGAGGCCGGAGCGGTCGTAGACCGACCTTGCCTCCGCGACGATCGCACCGACCTTGTCTTCGATCAGCGCCTGCCCGATCGCGACGTTCACGACGTGATCGACCGGCGTATGGTCCTTGATCGAACGGAGGCAATCCGCGAGGAGGTGCAGCTTCTCGTGCGTCACCGGGACAACGATCTGGATGATGCTCATGGAGTTGGCTTCTTCTGCTTCAGGAGTTCGTCTTGCGCCTTCCGGCCGTTGATCGCCACGAAGAGCTGGTTGCAACGACGACTGCAGAAGTCGGGCTTGTTGATGCCGAGCCTACGCTCCCGCCGGCGACGCGCAGCTGGAACCTTGAACTTCCCGCGGCACTGCACACACACCGCGTCGATCGTCTCCCACGGCTGGCTCACAGGAGCCACTCGTTGCCGGCCTTCTTCGGCGGCGGCACCGGCGCCGGCTGCTCGACGGGATCGGCGAGCTCGCCCTCGGGGATCTCGACCTCGTCCGGCCGCTGACGGTAGCGCGGCACGCGCTGCGGGGCCCGCGACGTCGCCCCCTCCTCGGCAGCCATCGTCTCGCGGATCTCCTGCGCGCTGCGCGCGAACTCTCGGTAGTCGCTCCCGTGCGTGATCGGTCCGGCGTTCTGCGGCGTCGGCGTGCCGCTGAAGCTCTCGATGCACCGCTGCAGGTAGACCTCGAGCCCGTCGACGGCCTGGTCGATCCACTCCGCTTCGCCGAAGTCCTGGCGGAGAGAGTCTGCCGCGGCGGCTGCCGCTCGCTTCACCTCGGGGATGCGGTAGCCCTTCTTCGGCGTCGCTCGAGCGCGCTGCTGCCCTACCTGGGCTTGTTGCGGCCCCACAGGTCGTCCGTTGACGAGGATGCGTCGTTGGGGTTGTTGTTCCATATGTCGTGCTGCTGATGCTTCGCGCGATCGCGAGCGTCCTGTTGGTTCCGCGGGTTGAACTTGCCGTCGATCGTCGGTGGCTCCATTCGCTTCACGAACGCGGGCGACCACGAAGACGGCGGCGCGGGCATGTAATACTTGCCTTCCTTGTCCTGCTTGTCGAGGTCGCTCACCGCATCGGGGATGTCGTCGTGCGCCGAGAACGGCCATTCCGTCATCTCGTCGAACATCGGCTTCCACTTGTGCGTGTAGCTCTCGCGCAGCGACCGAGCGAAGTAGATGTCGCCGCGTCGGAACCGAGGCTCTGCAGCCTCGATTCGCATGTCCTTGACCTCTTGGTTGCGACCTTCGATCTCGACGAACTGCGGGCGCACAAAGGTCTGCCGGCGGATCTCCTCGAAGAGCGACATGAGGAGTTCCTTGTGCGTCACCTTCTCGACGGCGACACCCTTGCACTCGATCCCCTGGTAGCGGCTCCACAGGTCGCAGCAGATGCGGCAGCTGTCGCTCGGCTTCCACCGACCGATCACGATGTCGCGAACGTAGGCGACGCGGTTGCAGTCGAGGCTGACCACCCAAAAGACCGTTCGGTCGGCTCGCTGCGTCTTCTTGTCCTCTGCGATGAAGGCCCAATCGGTCAGGATGTAGGTCCACACCGCGGTCGGGATGTCGCGATCCTCGATCACGCGGAAGTAGTCGGCCTTGAAGATTTGATCGTCGCCGGTCTGCGGACGGTTCTCGTAGAAGCAGGCGTAGAGGCGCGGCGTCTGCTTCAGCTTGCGGTCGGCGATGAACGCGCGCGTGAGACGCTTCGGGAAGAACAGCTCCGTCGGCTCGTTGCTCGCAGGGTCGACGATCGGATCGCACCATGCGTGCTTGCTGATCTCGAAGGTCCGAGCGATCGCCTCGTCCTTCATGATGCGGCAGTAGATGTCGGCGTAGTGGTGGAGCGTGCCGATCATGAACAGCTTCGTGCCGGGGTCGAGCTGCGACTGCACCTCACCGAACCAGTTCCAGAGCTTGTCGATCGACTCCGGCGTCTGCGTGTTCTCCTGCGAGCACACGTCGTCCATGATGACGACGTCCCAATGCGCGCCGGTCTGGACTTCGCCGACGCCGGCGGCGGCGAGCGTCGGGTCCTTGACACCCTTGCGCGTGCGCAGCGCCGAGTAGAAGACACCGCTGCCTTCCTTCCACTGCTTGCCCTTGTGGACTCCGAAGCGGTCTTTGAACCACTGCGAGTCGATGATCTTCATGATCTCGCCGACGAACTTCTGCGCCTGGCGAGCAGTCTCCGAACAGATCAGGATTCGGATGTTGGGGTCGCGCGCGATGAGCCACGCCGCTTGCCCGATCGTGAACACCTGCGACTTGAAGGAGCCGCGAGGCCACAGGGCCATCTTGGACTTGTAGATCGTGATCTCGGGGTTGTCCGGATCAGGATCTCCGTTCCAGTGAATCAGGTCCTGGCAGTAGCGGCCGTGCGGCTGGTATTCGGCGTCCGGCGCCGCGCCGCTGTCGCGCACGAAATCGAGGAAGCCCTCCTCTGAAAGGTAGAACTCCCGCTCGCGCCGGAGACGTTCGCCACGAATGTCTTCGGCGCTGACGGTCACTGCACCACCTCCCAATCGAAGCGCAGCGGCTTCCCGATCACCTTTGCGACGAACTCGCGCCAACCGAGCTTCTTCAGTCGCGTCATCTTGGCGATGTGGATCGCCTTGTTGCGCTTCACGCTCCGATCGAGCGACGTCACCTGCGCATCGGGCACTTTCTTGTTCCCGTGGTGGAACCAGAACCAGAGGTCTTCGCGCGTGCGATTCACCATCGACTTCTGGATCACGCGCAGCAGCTGCACGTCGGACCACCCCTTCGCGCCGCAGTAGTCCTCGTCGTAGCCGCCCAGCTTGTGGAAGTCCTCGAGCAGGATCAGGTGCACGTTCGGCGACGTGTGGTCGAGCTCACTGGTCGCGATGTGGCGCAGCGCCGGCCGGAACATCAGGCCGGGACGAAGGAACCGCGACTCTTCGACGAGCTTCTGCAGCATGCCGTCGGCCAGTGTCATGTCCGGGTCGATGAGCATCAACCTCTTCGTCGTCGCCAGGTGCGCAACGAGGTTGCGGGCCCCTGGTTGGTTCCAGGGGATGTCCTTCTTCACTCGAGCGAGCCGGATGCCTTCCAGCTGCGGGACCTCTGCCGGCGGCTTCCCAGCGTCGTCGACGACGATGACCTCGACGCACGCGCGCCACTCCTCCGGTTGCGCGAGGAACCTCTCGAACCAGAAGGCGAGCATCTTCGGCTGCCCGTAGGTCGAGAACCCGATCGTCAGCTCACGCATGACGCCTCCACAGAGTCAGGTGCCGCGCGTGGCGCGTCGCGCGGTGCTCCATCGTTCCCCACTCGGAGAGGGTCTTGTCGAAGACGTCGGGCGCTCCGGCGAGCTGCGTCTCCGCGTGACGGTCGTGCTGACTCGGGATCGCGGTCACGATCCACTTCGCGCGCTTCGCCCACTCGATCATTCCCAGCGGGTCCTTGACGTGCTCGAGGGAGTCGGCGAACAGCGCGACGTCGACGATCACCGATGACGGGAACGTCGAATACTCGATCACCGCGTGCGGACACATCCGGCGAGCCATGTTGATCGCAGCGACGTCGATCTCGCTTCCCATGCACTTCCAACCGAGGCGCAGCGCGATCTGGTTCAGGATCAGCCCCTCGCCGCAACCGACCTCGAAGACGCTCTTGCCGTAGCCGTCGCCGATGAACTCGGCGAGTCGAACGAGGAGGTCGTCGACGTGCTTCGCGTAGTCCGTTCTGGCGTCCGAGAACTCGGCGAAGTGGTAGGCGCCGCGTTGCTGATACTTGCTCATGTGTGAGGCCTGAACTCGAAGAGTCTGTTCTCGCGCACGTTCATCTCGATCGTCTTGAAGCGGCCTGCGGGGACCTTCGAGCCCATCAGGTGGAGCGCGAGCGGAAGCCACAGCTGATCGCGAACGACGCCGGACTCGATGATCCCCTCCATCCATGCGGTCTGCAGATCCTCGACCCACGGCGCGTCGCAGCGGCGGAGGATGATCCCGCACTCCCACAGGCCGAAGTTCTTCGGCAGCTTGTGCTTCTTCAGGATGTCGAGCGCGCGGTTCGCCTGCTCCTCGTTGATCTTCTTCCGACCGACGCACGCTTCGATCTCGACGTAGGCACACCTGCGCGCGGCGTGCCTGCAGATCGCAACGTCGGCGTCCTTCAGCTCGCTCTCGACCCACTCGTGCAGATCGTGAATCGGGATCGCCGGCGAGATGTTCCCGTCCATGTAGACGGAGTAGTCGGCGTAGTTCGGCGCGTTCGTGATCTTGTAGTAGCGGTTCCAGAACGGCGCGCGCTCCCTCTTCACCGCGCCAGCGATGCAGGTGTAGTCCGCGTGCTCGCAGAACTTGGCGGGGAACTTCGGCTTGTCGTAGCCGTTGTTGACCGCGTGATAGAAGGTCGTCGAGGTCTGCTTCACTTGAGTCGGTGCGCTCGCATCCACTTCTTCAGATCGGAGAGGAGTTCCGGTGTTCCGGCTTTGACGTGCAGCTCGTTCGCGGTCTGCGCCTTCAGGTGCCGGACCCAGCTTCGATGCACCACCTTGAACGGCGTCGCGCCGTAGAGCTGGCGAAGGATCGCGGCCGTCGCGTCGTCGCTGCCGTAGTTCGTGAACGACGGATTGAACAACGGCCAGCCCCATCGCGGTTCGATCGCGTTGATGACGCGCCGCGGCACCAGCCAGCAGAACGCGGACACCTGGCCGACGCGCTGCGCCGGCAGCTCGGCCTGGTGCGGTTGTCGCGCCTCCGGCGTCGCGGTGACGTCGGTGCGCGGCGAGAGCACGTAGGGCGGCGAGACTTCCTCGAGCAACTTCACCAGCCAGTCACGCTGCGGGAACTGAAGGTCGTTGTTGAAGACGAGAACGTGGTCAACCGGCCACCGCTCGGCGAGGAGCGCGAGGTTGATGCCACGGTTCACACCGACGCCGAAGCCGTTGTTCTGCGTGTCGATCAGCTGCTCGACCGGCTCCCACGCGCACGCGCTCGGCTGCTGCTGCGCCAGCGCATCGAGCTTCTTCACGTCGATCGGCCGCTTCGCCGCGTTGTTGACCGCGAGCACGCGGACGTGCACGCCGACCGGCACCTCGCACTGCATGAGGCCTTCGATGCAGTCCTCGGTCATCGAGACGAGCTGCTCGCTGCCGGTGAACGGTGTGATGGCGAGGATGTTCATGCTTCCTTCTCGAACTCGAGCTGCGGCACCGCATCGAGCGTAGCGCCGCTGGCGGTCTCGATCTCGATGCGCCGGCGCTGCTTCTTCCGCTCGATCTCGAGGATCGCGTCGATCTCGGCTTGGCGGTTGTCTTCGATCTTGTGCGTCACCTCGACGCGATGGATCGCCTGGTCGACGATGCCGAGCGACTGCAGCACCTTGACGACGTCGCGCTGCACGCCGAAGTAGCCCTTCCAGTCGCCGGCGGCCTTCAAGCCTTCCATCGCGCGCTCCGCGGCGATCTGCACATGCCCGGCGATCGTGGACAGGCGAATCTGCGTCACCTGCGCGCCGATGCGATCCGCATACTGGTCGCGCACTTCGCGCACCCTCACGGAGGAGATGCCGAGCTCGCGGCTGATGATCTCCGGCCGGAAGCCTTCGTCGCAGAGCGTGACGATCATCGCGATCTGCTGCGGCTCGAGGAGCTGCGCGAACCACGCGGCGCGCTCCGGAGCGAGCACCTGCTGCAGCTCGGCCCACATCCTCTTGCCGAGGTCGCCGAGCGTCAGCGTCGTCGTGATGCCGTCGTCCGCGTCGGGCGGCGTCGACATCGCACCGGAGTCGTGGACGAGGTCCACCAGCTGCGCCAGCGTGAGGCCTGCCGCTTCCGCGGCGGCTTCGAGCTTCTGCCTTGCGGCAGGGTCGACGAGCGCAGAGGCGGCCGTCGCTGCTTGATCGCGACGGCGCCCCATGTCACTTCTCGACGACGTTCACCTGCACCTGCTCGATCGTGCCGCGACAGTCGTGGTTGATGCCCTTCGGCATCACCTGTCGCAGCGTCGAACGTCGCGCCGGCCTGATGCCGAACGCGACGTGATGGATCTCGCGCAGCTCGCGCACGCGCATGCAGGTTTCGACTTCGATCGTGAGAACGACTTTGCGCATCCGAGGCATCGTTGGCTCCTGAGTCGGCACAGTGGCCGACTACTCGTCGGTCGTGGAATCGCAGGCGATCGACTGGTTCGCCCACATCCGCGCCTCCTCGAGCGCGGTGAGCGCGCACGAGAGACCGCGGCCAGGCGAGCAAACGTCTCGGAGTTCCTTCGCCAGCGCAAGGGTCAGCTCGGTCACCTTCGCATGGCGTGCGACGCGCTGTGGCGTCTTCGGCGGGTGGTAGCTGAAGCGGTTCTCGAGTTCCGCGTCCGTCGGCTTCGCCGGAGGAGCAGGCCGCTTCGGCCAGTCCTCCGGGTTCTCGGTTCCGTTGCCCACGGCCCGCTCAGTTCGTCGAGGGGGCCGCGGTGCCGGCAACCGGCGTCGCGCCGTCGACGGGTCCGGCGACCTGTTGGCGCGGCTTGCTCTCGATCGAGATCCGCGGCTTCGTCTCGACGACGATGCGCACCATCTCGACGCCGCGCCAGATCATGAGGGTCTTGCCGGCGAGCTTCTCGCCGTTGGCGCGGAGCGCCTTCTTCGCTGCGATCGCCGTGTCGTAGCCGGTGAAGTCCGGCAGCGGCACGAGAGCCCCTTGCGGAAGGGTCTTGTGGCCGGCGCCGATCACCTCGTAGACGCGGAAGTCGCCGCCACCGTCGTCGAACAGCTTGAAGCGACGCGGCTTCGCGCGCTTCTTCTTGCCTTCGCCAACGGGGGCATCGGTGGGGGTCACGGGAGCGGGGGGAGATTGGGTCGCGTTCATGGTTCGTTGCTTGGAGCAGACCACAGTGGAGTCTTCAAGGGTGGCGGTTGTTCTTTTTCACGCGCCTTCGACTCCTCGAGCGCCTGACGGGCCGCGCTTTCCTCCGAAGAAGCAGCTTCGTCGGCCGCGGTAGGCCTTCCGACCTTCGATCCGATCATCGGGTCCATGCCTCCCTGGTCGAGATACTCGTCGACGAGCGTCTTCGACGGGTTCTTGATGCCGAGGCGAAGGATGATCTGCTGCACGACCATCGCGCGCTGCTCCGGCGTCGCCTTGTGGCACGGTCTCGCGTGTCTGCGAACCGGGTCAGGCCTCATCGACATCGCCTGGACGATCAGATCACGGTAGGCCTTCGCCTGGGAAGCTGGGTCGGCGATGTTCGAGATCGGGTAGGCCTCGTCCGAGACCTTCTTCACGAACATCAGCAGGTAGGTCACCAGTCTCGAGATCGAGTAGTGACACCCTTGCTTCGCCATTCGATGCTGGAACGCCGAGAGTTCAGCGAACGCATCACTGTTCATCGCGATGGTGTGTTGCGGCATGCCGCCCTTCTACCACGCCAGGAGTAAGTATGCAATGAGCCACCCCCTGGCCGGAAACGGATCGTGTAACACTCTCGAAGGGGACCTCTCTCACACGGTCATAACCCCTTTATTCTCAACGAGAGCGCGTCGATTTCTGACGTAAGTCTTATCTCCCACGAGAGTTATGACACATGGGCGTATTTCCCATACTATAGAGAGTATACTCTCTCTCCTCTCTCTCTCTTCAACTAGATGGAGTGTGGTGTCTGGTGGTGTATTGTATAGCATAGGAGACAGAAAAGAGACGGGCTGTTAGGTGAAGGTTGGTGGAATGTTAGGAGCATGTCAGGTGGAAGCGGCTCGAGGGCTGATCCTGTCCGGTTGGGCTGCCATCCTGCCAGTGCAGTATCCTGCATGGGGAGAAACGGGGGAGAGCGTAGTGGAATCTGCCACCTAAGAGGGTGGGGGCTATGCACTAATGAGCTCGCGAGGTGGGCCCCGGACCGATCGGACCTCGCCCTCGAGCGGTTCGGCCGGCGGGAAGTCGAGGCACCTGGTCGAGGCATTGCGCCCTACTCGCACATGCAGTTTACTGCAGTTAGCCTCCCGTTAGCCTCGCACGCTGCAGCGTATCGCTCCCGAACGCTCGACCTTCCCCTCATCGCTCCCGTCTTCCCGCGAAGCGCCGCCAGGTTGCAACTAGCACGGGCTCGAGGATGTCGTGCGCGCCTTCCTTCGTGCGAGCGCGCTTGCGTTCCGTTCTCCTGTGCGCCGGCGCCTTGCGAGCGCGCTCGACCTCGCTACTTGACTTGCTCGACCTTCGTGCTAGCCTTCCCGACCTTCCCTCTTTGCAGCCTAGTCCGCTGCCGGAGCTACTGACAGTGAACGCACAAGCCTCTTTCCTGTGGCTCGCCGAGCTAGCGAAGACGCTACAGGCATCGCTCGACCTACCGTGTTCGGTCGAGCCCCGACCGTTGCACGTCTGTATCACTGTCGACGCGGAGACGTGGCTAGCCATCGGTGACGCCAACGGGCCGATCGGTTTCGACATCACGACAGCTGCAGGCGAGGCAGGCGCCTTTCACGAGAGCGAGCGATACATCGGTGACGATGTCGCCACGGTCGCGCGCGAGCTACTGCCGCTCCTGAAGCTAACGATTGCTCGCACGCCGCGCGCTTGCCTTGCAGCTGCAGGCTTCACTGTCGCCGAGGTCGAGAGCATCACGCTCGCCGAGGAATGGGAAGACGCTTACATCTCGGCAACGCACAGGCTGCAAGGTCGAGACTTCGGCGGTCCGCTGACCGCGAATGCGTTCGCTTGGCGCATCGTTCGCGAGGCAATCGCGCACGTCGCGATGAGCATGGCCGATGACGCTTCCGGTTGCTATCTCGGCGCCGTTCGCGAGGTGTGCCGTGAGTGACATCCTCTGTCGCGTCTGTTCGGAACCGTGGGACGCTTACGGCGTGCATCACGGCGATATGATGGCGTGGGAAGCCAAGCTATTCAAAGCCGGTGCCGGTTGCCCGAGCTGCAAGGGAATCCCTCCGGAAGGGGAAGCCGACGCGGACGCGGAGGATCGGTCGCTCAAGTCGGCGGAGAGCATGGCCGATGCATGGGACGATCCCGACAGCTTCCCGCACGTTCTCGACACGTTCGCTTCAGCTTGCGGCGCTCGAATGCCGAAGCGCGCGCCGTGGGTCGAGCCAGCGCGCGAGGTCGTTTGGACGTGCGAGGGATGCAAGGCGCAAGCTGTGCGACCCCTGCAGTATTCACTGAGCGAGCCTAACCGTGGGTCGAGCGCATGGCTCGAATGGGCGAACGGCGAGCGAGTGCACTACTCGCACGGCATCGCGTTCGCGCGCGGTGACTCGCTCGACAGCGAGCTAGTGCATGATCCCGACGCGAACCACGGGCGCGGCGGCACAGTGCGCGCGACCGTTGCACACGACAAGGATGACGCTTTCACGATTGCCGGCAAGCTGTATTGCAACCGGTGCGCGGGAATCTGTGACGGTGACGATTGCTCGACCCCCGTGTTCCTTCGTTCGGATCTCGATCCCGGCGACCCTTACGCTCCCGGTGCATCGTTCGCGAGCGAGGGGAACGTCGGACACTACGGCGATACGCTGTGCGTCGAATGCATGGAAAAGGACACTGCCGATCCCCGTTGCCGCTACTGCGGGCAACCGGACGAAAGCGGCGAGTGCGGGTGCACCGATGAGTAAGCTCGAATGGCGGAAGGTCGAGGGCGAGCCCGATGCTGTGATGGCGTTCGGCGAGCGTTCCCGCAGCTACGTCATCACGACGCGACACTTCGGAACCTGCAGGCGGAAGCGCCGCTATCGTGGCTTCGCGTTGCGATTGCCGATCGGGACCGAGATGCACGCTCGCACGCTTGGCGAGGCGAAAGCCTACGCTCAGGGAACAGAGGCGACGCATTGCGAGCGTGACGTTCGCGCCGCGCACGAGCTGCCGGCCGCTTGTCCGAGGTGCGGCGAGTCCCTGCACTGCAGAGGATGCGCGAACGAAGAGGTGCGGCGATGAGCGACGGAACGGGCTACGTGCACTGCGCGCATCTGTATTGCTTCGCGATCCTCATCGGCAAGCCCGGTGATCTGTGCGAAGACTGCCGAGCTGAAGACGAAGACGGCGACGCTCGCGAGTGTGCCGGTTGCGACAATGACTCCGTCGTGACGTGCGAGCGTTGCGACGCACTGTTCACGAGCAAGAACGGCCCTTACCTCGAATGCGATTGTGGGCGCAAGCTGCCGCCCAATGCTCCGCCTCCACAGCGGCGAGGCGACGACGAAGCTGCACACTTCAGGTGCGAGGGATGACGACACTTCGCGAGCTAGCTAACCAGGCCGTCGACGCGAGCGACGTGCGAGCTGCCGCCAGGCTCGTCGACGCGATGCGAGCGCGAGGCTTCACCTACGCTTGCGTCCTTGCGTTCGTGCAACGCTCGAGGCCGAACGTGACGCCGGCCGAATGGGATGCACTGCTTTACCAAGCTGACGAGGCAGAGGTGCAAGAATGAACACGGGCCGTCCTGACGGGAGCTGCGCGAGCGTAGAATCATGCGGCGGTGGTTTGATTCCCCCACGGTCCACCATGCACACCGCCGGAGGTCGTCGCGCGACGCGACGTAAAGGGATGACTCTCCTTCTTCCCCTTTTCCCGATCCCTTCCCTCCGGCATTTTCTCTACTCCTGACGCGAGACTAGTTACCTCGCAAGGCTACTGACCCATGAAGACCGAACAGAAAACAGACGCCGAGAAGGCGAACGCTGTGCGCACCTATGCTGCACAGTGCAACGGTTCCGAAGACTTCCACCGTCACGCGCTCGCGAGGCGACTGGTCTACACGAACGGCGTGCGCTACGTTGCGGAGACGTGCGGCGCGTGGTGGCTCGTCGACGCGATCGCGAGCTACATCGCGACGACGAAGCGCGTGCAGGCGGAAGACTTCCAAGTGTGGACGCTGAAGCATCACGACGTGTGCGGGAAGACGCTCCTGCTTTGCACGAACGGCAACGACGATTCCCCCGTGATCGCGAGCCAGGACATCGGCTATACCGACTTCCCGCGCGAGCTGATGCCGTTCCGATTCTTCTGCGAGCGTGGCGAGCTGGAACCCGGCACCGCTGGCTTCGTTCTCATGCTGCCGGAGGAACGCTAGCCGTGGCGCATCCTCACATCCTCGACGTGCGTCTAGTGCCGCCAGGCATCCCGCACGCTTGCCGAACGTGCGCCGATCAGAAGCGAGCCAGCGGCCGACTGCAGCTGACCGAGCTGGCGCTCGCCTATCGGAGGGGAGCGTTGCGATTGCACGCCACCGATCCGGAGCACTTCGCATGCGTCAAGGTCGACACTAGCGACGAAGAGGTCGCGAACATGGCTGCGATGCTGAACGCGGCGAAGCACGATCCGACGTCGGCAGCTGTGATGATCCCGAAACCGGTCTACAAGGCGCTTCGCAAGAGCAAGGCGCCCTTCTGCCTCGAGCGCGTCGGTGAAGCGTGGTTCCTTAAGGAATACGGTGGCGCGCTGCATCCGGTGCGAGTAGAGGCAGTGCCTCGCCAGGTCGAGTTCCTCGAGCGCATCCTCGACGAAGAGAAGGATCGCGCAGAGCTCGGAGCGATCAGGTTCAAGCCAACGCACGCGCTCGAGTGCCTGGCTGCGCTGCATCCGGACCTCGACGTCGATGGAATGCCGGCGCTCGAGGTGCCGCTCGACGAGCGGAAACCGATCATCGTTCGCAAGGACGATAACGTCGCCGTGTTCATGCCGATCAGGTGCGACGAAGAGCGACCGATCGACAAGGCGATCGCGCTGTGCAAGGAATCAGTCGTCAGCGGCAACGCTGCAAGCGGGCTCGCTGCAGAGGTGTTGCGCTTGCTCAAGGTGCCGCTGCCGGCATCTGTGGAATCGGAGAACGTCGCGCCGACCGGTCAGTAGTGGCGCAGCGTTCCGTCGGCCCCGGTGTTCGTGGGGAGTGACTCTCCTCGCGAGCCATGCACTAAACTGCATGGCGCCGGGGCCGATGTTTTTTCTTCGGTCTCGCTTGACGCAAGCGCGAGCCATCGTTCTAGTCGCGCCCCTCCGAGTTTCGCGAGCCCCGCACGATGCGAGGCGAGCCCTTCGTGAGTGTGGTGCATGACTCAAGTCCGCGTCGAGCTCGTTCTCCGTGCCTCGCCATCCGGCTCCGAGCAGTGGCTCGAGCTGACCGGTGGCGACCCCCGCGGCAACGACACGCTGCACAAGACCGTCTCCGGATGGGCTGGCTGGCGCCGGTGCCCGCAGCTGGGCGTGCACAACGGGCAGAGCGCGAGCCGGTATCAGGCGCGCGCCTGGCTGGCTGCGCTGCAGCCGCTCGTCGCGTCGGGGTTGGCGATCGCCTGGGCGCCAGCGGCGCAGGTGTGGTGTCAGGGACAGCTCGAGGGTTACCGGCGCCGGGAGCTGGACCTCCGCGCCGAGTGCGTGCGCGAAGACGGTGCGCCGTGGCGCGCGGCGACCGCCGGCCGGCAGCCGATGCCGCACCAGACGCAGGCGCTCGAAGCGATCGCGGCGCAAGGCGGGCAGTGCCTGCTGACCGACGATATGGGTCTCGGCAAGACGACGACGGCCGTGCTCGCGTGGCTGTTCAAGGGTGCAGGCCCGAGGCGCGCGCTCGTGATCTGCCCGAAGAGCGTGAAGCTGAACTGGCAGGATGAAGTGCAGGCCTGCTACGGCGTCGAGGACTCGCAGATTCCAGGGCGCACCGTTCCGCTGATCTACCTGATCGACGGCACGCCAGCGCACCGCGCGAACGTGATCGGCTACATGCGAGCGGCGATCGACGAGAACTCGCTCGCGATCGCGATCGTCAACTACGACCTCCTGCGCTCGATGAATGAGGTGGCTTGGCGCACGCTCGAGGCATGGTGCACGAACCAGTGCGTGATCGCGGACGAGTTCCACTACTGCAAGGATCGTGACTCCAAACGGACGAAGAGCGTGCAGGCTCTGATGTCGCGCACCGTGTTCCGGCTCGGTCTCACGGGAACGCCGGTGCGCAACACGGTCGAAGACCTCTTCGCACAGATCGAGCTGCTTCGACCGGGAACGTGGGTCAGCTACCACGACTTCGCGAACCGGCACCTCGTGCTGTCGCAGGTGAAGTTCGGGAACAACAAGCGGCAGACGACGATCGTGCGCGGTGGCAAGAACCTCGAAGAGCTGAACCGCGTGGTCAACACGCTGCGCATCGGCAGGAAGAAGGAAGACGTGCTGTCGCTGCCGCCGCTGATGAGGACCAAGCCGCAGCTCGAGCTCGATGGGCTGCACCTCGACGTCTACAAGCAGATGAAGGACTTCGCGCGCGTCGAGCTCGAGAAGCTGATCGGCGGCGCGACGATCGCAAGTGAAGAGCGGAAGCCGTCCGACGTCATGAAAGACCTCGGCGTCGATCACTTCAGGCATGGCTCGCAGATCGTCACCGGCGCCGACGTCGATCAAGCGATGGGCGTGAACGGCGCCGTCTCGATGTGGCACCCGCTCGCGCGGTCAGCGGTCGAAGCCGCGATGCGCTGCGAGATGATCGCGCAAGGCTTCCTCTCCGGGCTGCCAGAGCAATACGCCGAAGCCGTTGCACCGATGATCGCCGGCAAAGCCGAGCGCGTCGATGGCTACCCGAACGCCTTCGTCTTCCCTGACTCGCCGAAGATGGCGTGGCTGATCGAGACGGTCGAGAACGAGCTGCGAGATCGCCCTGTGGTGATCTTCTCTCGCTTCAACGCGCCGATCCTGTGGCTCGAGAACAAGTTCTCGACGCAAGGTGGCGCCGTGAAGCTCGTCGGCTCGATGGACACCGTAGCCAGGCAGGAGGCGATCGACGCCTTCCGCCAGGGGAAGCAGCGGATCATGCTCGTGCAGGTGAAGCTTGCCGAAGGCTTCAACCTCACCAACGCGAGCGACGTGCTCTTCCTCGGTCGCGACTGGTCGCCGGCGATCAACGCGCAGGCTGAAGCGCGGTGCCATCGCATCGGCTCGAAGGGGACCGTGAACGTGCAGATCCCGATCGTGCACAACTCGGTCGAGAAGTTCATCGAACGGAAGCTCGCTGCGAAGGACGCGGACGCGCAGCAAGCTCTCAAGGTAGTCACGCTCCGCGAACTGCTCGAGGCACTGTGAACATCCGTCCAACGTGGCATCGCGTTCTCGTTCGTCCCGAACCGCCGAAGGACACCAGCGAGGGAGGCATCGTGCTCCCGCAGAGCATGCAGTCGAAGGGCGAGGCTGGCGTCCTGTTCGGCGAGATCGTTGCGATCGGGCCCGTGAAGGACGAGCGCAAGCTGATCCCTTTCGGAGTCGGTGAGCGCGTCGCCTACGTGTTCAAGGCAGCGCCGAAGTTCGGCGATTGCATCCTGCTCGACTTCGAGAACATCCTCGCCGTGGTGCCGTGATGCCGAAGACTCTCGATCGCGCTGCACTGCACGCGCTGCTCGACGTCGTGATCGACGAAGCAGAGAAGGACCTCGGCGCCGCTGACGGTTCAGGTCTGAGTCTTCAAGGCGCGCACGGACCCTACGCTTCGATCATGTTCGTCGCTGGCGAGCACTCCGAATACTCGCCGCAACAGGTGGTCAAGATGTCGCTGAAGGCCTTCGACATCTTCTGCCGCGTGCAAGGAACCAGGATCGAAAACAGGCGCGGCGTCAGCTCCAACGAGATGCAGGATCGGATGGAGAAGAACCTCGCTCCAAAACCGCCAAGCAAGAACTAGCCATGAGCCGACGTCAACAGGAAGAGCTGCGCCAGCTCGCGACTCGCGTCGCCATCGAAGCCACAGGTCGCGAGCGTGCACGGTGCGTGTGGGTGCTCGATCGCATGCTGCAGCAAGCGAAGGTCGGGCTCGAGAAGAAGCTGATGACCGCCGCCGAGACGCAGCTCGCACAGGTTCGCTTCGAGCTGACGAAGTCGATCGTGCAGGCCGCGAAGGTGCTCATCATGAGCGACGCACGGCCGCCGGCTGTGACCGTGAAGCCGGCACCTGGTCAGGAGAACCCGCCCACGCCACCGACGTCGGAGATCATCGTCCCGTGAAGCCTTTCTACGTCGACGACATCCGCATGACCAAGGAAGAGCTGACACGCCACCGGGAGGCGATGATCGTTCTTCGCGACGCTGCGATGCGCGCGAGCATGCTCGACTGGTCTTTCCAGATTTCACTGGTGATTGCGATCCTCGCTCGCGTGATCGAGCAGGTGGAAGAATGAAGACCAAGTGCGTCGACAAGGCCGGGAAGACGATCCGGATCTACGACTACGAGATGAAGCTCGTGCAGGTCGGTGCCTCGTTCTACGTCGATCAGGTCGAGCACATCGTCGTTAGCGTCAAGCGCGACGAAGAGTTCGTGACCGTCGAGCTTCTTCGCAAGGTGCAGCCGTGAGAACCGTCTCCGAAACCGTCGTCCGCTGCGACGTCTGCGGACTTCTGAAGGAACGCGAGGTGCGGGGCTGGCGCACGCTGAAGCTCTCGTTCCATTCCAACGAGGACACCAACGACTCGAACAAACGGCGCGACTGGTCGCGAGAGTTTTCAAGACCTGTGCCCGAAGTGCTTCGAGATGATGCTGAAGCGAGCGTGCGACGCGCTGCATTGGGCGGTGACGCTGTGAGAGAAGGCCGCCACCAAAGCGTCGATCGCTCTCCGACCATCGAGCCGCTGAAGCGTCGCGTCGCTGCACTGCACCCGAACCTGTGCGTTCGCTGCAATCACAACAGCTACGACGAGCGTCGTCTCACGCACTGCCGCCTGTGCGGGAGCGCGCTGAAGCTGCCGGCCGGCTGGGAGCTCTCCGGCACAGACCCCTACGGCTACCACAAGGGCTGACCGTGCAATCGACGTGCGCAATCTGCGATCGAGTCGCCATCGCCTATTGGGGCGCCGGCGCCTACTGCGCAACGTGCCTGCCCATCGAGCAGCGCGAAGAACCGCACGCGCACCGCTGCATCCGCTGTGAAGAGGTCCAACCGACGAACGTCTCGTGGCACCGAACGCACGAGTGCCGCAAGTGTCAGGAGAGCAGGAACCGGCAATGAAACAGTGCTCGCGCTGCAGCTGCCTCGTCATGCAACCGAACGTGATGGTTGACGGCGTGTGCACGGTCTGTCGCGAGGAACCTCTCTACGGCACGCCACTGCGCTTGTCCGAGAGACTGACCGTGATCGCAGCTGCGCAGCGCGCTTCGTCCGGCAACCGGTTCCTGCAGTGCCTCGCCGACGGCTGCACCGAGATGGCGCTCGACTGGTGGTATGTCTGTTCGACGAAGTGCCGCGATCGCTTGGTGGAGTCGATGCCATGAAGAAGAACAACCGCACGCCGCTCACTGGCACCGACCTCATGCCGTTCGGCCAGTTCAAGGGAACGGCGATGAAGGATCTGCCGATCGACTACCTCGACTTCCTGCTTCGGCAGACGTGGCTGAAGGAATGGCGCGGCGTGTGGAGCTACGTCATCTCGCGCGAACAGGAGATCATCGCCGCGAGGCCGAAGATCGAGACACCGAAGACGCTGCGCACCTACGACGACTACCTCCGTTGGGGGCGCTCGTGAGCGAGACGGTCGAGAAGCTGAAGAAGGCTGCCGCGCTCGCGCTCGCGCCGGCGACTCCCCTGGCGGAGCAACAGGCGGCGTGGATGGGCGCGCTGCGCATCTGCCGCGCGCAAGGCTGGACGAATCTCGATCAGCTCCTCGGCGCGCTGGGAACGCCGGTGAAGCCGGAGAGCTTCTTCAACAAGCCAGTCGACGATGTGCCCTACGGCTGGGAGTTCGTGATGCCGTTCGGCAAGCACCAGGGCGACACGCTCGGCGTGATCGCGCGAACAGACCGCAACTACATCGAGTGGCTGCACGGCCAAGAGCTGCGCAGCGGTCACCTGCGCAAGGCCGTCGCCTCGGTCTACGAGTGGTGCGAGGAGAACCCCGATGAAGCCTGAAATGCGTGAGTCGCTGCTGAAGCACCTGCGCGACTACCTCAAGAGCTACACGGATCGTGGAGCAACGATCGAAGGCGCTGCCCTGAACTACGTGCGAGAGTTCCCGGCACGCCTACACCTCGTGATCCTCGCACTGATGGAGATGCAACGATGAGAGTCAACGTCTAC